TTCCTGGTCGGGCGCGACGGCGAGGTCGTGAAACGCTATGCGCCGCAGACGGCGCCGAGCGAAATCGCCGGCGATATCGAGAAGCTGCTGGCGCAATAGCGGGTTGCAGTTGTAGGGTGGGCAAGTTTCTTGCCCACGCGGTGATTGTTTGCGGCGAGATCATCCGGAACGAAAGCGGAGCCATGAGCGATCACCGCGTGGGCGGGAAACCCGCCCACCCTACGGTTTACTTCAGCGACTGCAGCTTGGCTTCCAGCCCCTTCAGGTCGATCGCACCCGGAATGCGGGAACCATCGGTGAAGAAGATGGCCGGCGTGCCCTGGATGTTCAGCTTGTGGCCGAGTTCCACGACCTTGTCGTTCGGGGTTTCGCAGCTGCTCGGCGCGGCCGGCGGCACCTTGCCGTTGATCATCCAGTCATCCCAGGCCTTCACGCGGTTCGGCGCGCACCAGATGTTCTTCGACTTCTCGAACGAATCCGGCGACAGGATGTTGTACATGAAGGTGTAGACGGTGACGTTGTCCAGGTCCTTCAGCGTGTTGTAGTTCATCGCTGCGTCAGTGAAAGCGCACAGAATTTCTTCTGGATCGCGGTCGTCGCTGTTCTTTGGTTTCTCTTCCGCCGGTTGTTCAGGCTTCGTGTTGATCAGCTTGTTCATGCCGGATGCAGTCGCTGGTGTTGGCGTAATATCGCGCTCAACACGCGGTGCTGCTTCTTGCAATTCGTCAGGGGGGTAGACGCCGAGAATTACGTCAGGGCAATACAGGCGGGCCCATCGCTTAACCCCCAGATATGCGAGTTGTTGTTTTGGATCGCTGCCCCATAGAGTTGAGTTACGAACCTGGGCCTGGGTAAGTAATAGGTCCAGTACTCGAGGCTCACTTTCACCTTTCAGCGTTGCCCAGACCTTTACCCCGCACCCTTTTTCATCCGTTGCTGACCATCCAGCCGCCAGATACTTTTTCCCTTTGTCGTTTGTTTTTTCGATGAACTTTCCGATCACGTTTTCCCATGGGCCGAACCATTCAAAGTGAACGCGATCCTTTGTTGGCGCCATTGCGGTGATGGCTGCATTTACCAACTGCGCTTCATAACCCAGCGCGCCGTTAATGACGTGGGTTTTTTGCGCTACAGCGAAAGGGTTCATTCCCCACTGTGCAGCCTGCATTGCTACAGCCATACAGTCTGCCGGCTTCCCTGCAAGATGCGCCGGAACAGTAACCCTGCTCTGAGCCATCAGCTCAGCAAAGCGCACTAACTGGTTGATGCCTTCCGGGCTGAAGATTGCCGCGGCGGTGCCGACGGTAGCACCAGGCTGAGAAGTGATTGTGATATCGTTACTCATACGTTCAGATCCTGTTTGCGTGCCCACTCAGGGCGTTTAATAACTTCAAATCCACCCCAGTCGCCTGTTTCGCGGCACTGGTGATAGGTATTCAGATCCCGGCGGTAGAGCGCATGCCCTGTGTCCACGTCCTGCGCATCCAGTTCGAACACCCGCACCGGGTAGCGGCCGCAGTCAATGGTTTCGCTCACTGCCAGGAAGAAGAATCCATGTGGATCGCCGGTGGTTTGCTGCGCGCCTTCGCGGTACATCGCGTCCTGTACGTGGTACCGGAATTCCTCAATGTGGCGCGAGAAACGCTCCATATCGGCAACCTTCTTCACGTCCAGCAGGACAGGGTGATTCTTCAGGCGCTTGTCCGGGCGTATGCGGCACAGCTCGCCAGTCTCCGGATCCGTCCAGTAGTGGGATGCTTCGCAGAATCCTTCCGCCTCAAGCAGCCAGCGCGCTGCAGGGTGCGCCATTGCGCTATCACGCATCAGCTTCAACTGACGATCCTGCTCCGCCTCCATAACTGTTTTCCCGCTCCCCTCGCAATCCTTCATGAAAGCCGCTTCATCCGCTTTCCCCTGGTTTGTTCGGCGGTTAAAGGGAGGCGCCACGATGAAGCGCTTATCAAACTCTTCCGGCTCCAGAAGCAGGCAGTGCAGAGCCGTCCCCATATCCAGAGCTTTCAGCTTTTCGGTATCAACCGGTGCTGATTTCTGCCACTGCAGAAGGGCCGGGCTCAGCGCCACCATATCCAGCTGCGACTTACTCACGCCGTCGCCGGCGTGGTAGTCTTCGTTGCTGATATCGAAGTAAATTCCTGGTGTCATCACTCCTCCCGAGCCTTCAGCATTGCATCGGCCATCAGGTAAGAAAGTTCAGCAACCATGTTTTCACGGTGAGTAGCCACAGGGTGCTGTTCGCTCTCTGGATAACTTGCTAGCCATCCCTGCATCGCTTTTGCCGCGAAGTAATCGCGCAGTGTCATTCCGGCGAGTGCTTTTGCTGATTCGGCAATGTATTTAGCTTCATCGTCACCGGCCAGCTGCATTGCTATCCGATGCGCGGCACCATCGGCAACCGGGAAGGCTGGTCCACCTGTTTGTTTGCTCATGCTGCGTTCCTCGCCGTATCCAGTTGGTCAGCCAGATCCCACTTGGCAATGATGCCGGTGAGTTCCCGCTGATACGCGGCCAGGCATTCTTCAAACTCAGAGCTCATCATCAGCTCTTCCAGGATCTCGCTGCGCACGCCTTTGCGCTCCAGTTCGTAGAATGGTTTTTGCAGCTGATGGAACTTGATCGCGTCGATAAGCTCGACGTGGCGCTCGTACAGCATCTGGTTAAGCTGGTAGTCGCCGTCGATGTTGTTCATGATTTTTTTCAGGTTGTTAATCTGCTGAATGTTCACTTGCTCACCCCCATACCCATTTCCGTTTTTGCTGCCAGTTTGCTGACGAACGCCCAGCTGATTGCTTCCGGCAGCGTGCGAAACTTCCAGCTCATCAGCCCGCATGCCGTAACGCAGTACCAGCCGTTAATGATTTGCCATTGCATACACACCTCGCTATTACCATTTGGTAAATATCAGGGGTATGGGAAAGCCACCCGGTGGTGGATTTCTGGTAATTCAACGCCCTGCTGTTACCGTTAAGGTAATAATCTGATCAATTTATGGTTGTGTCAATAGATTTGATGAGGAAAAGTTTACCATTTTGGTAAGTGCATGAGGCGCGGGGAGTTATCCCATCAGGGAGTGACAGGTAGGTTAGAGGTTACTGGTTCTGGCTGACGATGAACTTGATGAAGGCGGCGATCTTGTTTTTCTCTTCCTGCGGCAGCCCGGCGTATTCATGGTGGTCATAGTCAATCAGACCAGCATTACCAGGCGGCAGGATCAGCTCATATGCATCGCGGCCGAACGCCCTGGCGATAGCCGACAGTACGCCAATGCTGGTGGAGCCTTCGCAGTTCAGGATGCGATTTACGGTCGCCTGGCCGATACCGGCCGCTTCCGAAACCTTTTTCTCTGAGTTCAGATCCGGATGCTGTCCCATCCATACACCCAGGGTAAACGCTGCCTGCTTTTCCACACTCCATTCCTGCGGGTCGATAATCTCCGGCAGCGTCGGGGTATCTGACAGATGGTCGATATCCAGCCAGAAACGACCTTTCCCGGCGAACGACTCGATCTCGCGTGCCGCGTTGGCGCCGATATTTTTTGTCCCCTTGCTCCACCTGTTAACGAGATTCGCTGATTTTTTGAATCTCTCGGCAAACCGTAGTTGCGTGTTATCGAAATCCTTCCGGATTATCTCGTTGAGGTTGTCACGTCGTATGTCGTAGATGCTTTTCATTTCTATTTTTTTGGCCTGAAATTGTTACCTAACTGATTAAATTTAATAGAATATTACCATAAAGGTAAACTTACCAAAAAGGTAACAGTCATTGATTTTTACACCAGATTGGTAATAATCAGGCTGTCTAAAGTTAGTCCGGGACTAAAAAATATGAGCGATGTGCAAAAATTTGACTTCAAACGCTGCTGGCTCGACCTCTCGCCGGCTGAGCGAGAAGAGTTCGCAAGTGACGCCGGCACGACCAGCCACTACATTCAGGTTCACCTGACTGGCCGTAGAAGAATTCCACGTAAGCCTCTGTTAGAAAGACTGTTTAAAGCCTGCAAATCCCGTAAGTGGATCTCCGCAAAATCCGACCTGGTCCTCTGGTTCCACGAACGTTAATCCTTAAAACTCACCCGCGCCGCCACCCCCAGGCGGCTCCTGCCTCTCCCTGAATACCAATCTGGTAATAATTATCCAAATACGGTTGATCTTTTTTTGGCTTGCTGCAAAATTACCAAAGACAAATGCAGAAAGAGGGCAAGTCGATGAAGCGAATTACCCAGCGAGAGGCCATTGAGCAGGGGCTCACCCGGTTCTACACAGGGAAGACGTGTAAGCATGGCCATGACAGCGAGCGATATACCATCAGTGGCGAGTGCGTTACGTGCAATAACGAGCGCGCGCGCCGGCAGGCGCAGATGAGATCAGAGCGCCTGAAAGCAGCCAGAAAGGCCAGGGAGGCAGCATGACGCCTTCAGCTTACTACAACGAGATCGACCCATTCGCGGCGCAGTGGCTGCGTAACCTCATAGCCGCCGGGCATATCGCCCCAGGCGAAGTTGACGAACGGAGTATTGAAGATGTCACACCTGACGACCTCAGAGGATTTACCCAGTGCCACTTTTTCGCCGGTATCGGCGTCTGGTCACATTCTCTGCGTCTGGCCGGATGGCCGGATAACAAACCGGTCTGGACAGGAAGTTGCCCGTGCCAGCCTTTCAGCGCGGCAGGTAAGGGCGATGGATTTGCTGACGAGCGGCACCTATGGCCAGCCTTCAACCACCTTATCAGCGAGCGCAGACCTCAGCATGTCTTTGGCGAACAGGTTGCAGCAGGTAACGCAAACGTATGGTTCGACCTTGTACAAGCAGACCTGGAAGGAGTGGGATACGCCTTCGGGCTTGTGCCGTTTACGTCAGCGGGCATCGGTGCTCCGCACATCAGAGAGCGGGCTTACTGGGTGGCCAACACCAACCACGGAAGCAGTGATGAGGGAAAAGCGCTACGCACAGGGCGGCATGCCATTCTCGATGGCGGCAGCATTGACGGGGTGGCCCACGCCCACGGCGTCATCAGTGACTGGCGCGGGAACGTCCGGGCGCCAGGGCGGGATGAATATTCAAACGGCGGCGATGATGTCCGGCTGGCCGACGCCGGTCGCAAACACAAAGGATCAGCCAGAAACAAAGAGAGGGCTGGAGAATCTTGCCGGGCTGGTGAAGATGGCGGGCTGGGTAACGCCAACATCACGCGACTGGAAGGACTCAGCGGGAATGACGGCGCAGCGGGACGGGAAAGAGCGACTGGACCAGCTGCCGCGTCAGGCTTACACCTGCGGCCCCTTGAGGTTAACGGTTTTTGGCGAGATGCGGACTGGCTACTTTGTCGAGATGGAAAATGGCGTCCAGTTGAAACCGGCACATTCCCGTTGGTTGATGGGGCTGCCGCACGCCTGGGACGAGTCGAGCCCTGGGTGGCAAGAGTGGCAAGCAGCAACCGCGTCGGCCGCCTGAAGGGTTACGGCAACGCCATAAACGCACAGGCAGCTGCGGCTTTTATTCGCGCTTACATGGGGGTGCAGGATGGCCAGTAGCTGGATAAAAGTCGAGGTGATCACACCAGACAAGCCGGAGATTTTCCAGATAGCAGAAATCCTGAATATCGACCCCGACGCGGTACTCGGTAAGCTCGTTCGCATATGGACATGGGCGGATCAGCAGACTGTCGACGGTAACGCTGGCAGCGTTACAAAAGGAGTGCTTGACCGTATCGCTTTTATTACAGGATTCGCTGATGCACTGATCGCTGTTGGTTGGCTCGCTTACGACGGCAACAAGCTTATTCTCCCCAACTTTGAGCGCCATAATGGGGAAAGCTCTAAAAAACGGGCACTTACAAACAGAAGGGTTGCAGCACACCGTAAAAATGAAACGCAGAAAGTAACGCTGGCTGCGTTACAAAAAGCGTTACCAGATGAAGAGGAAGAGGAAGAAGAAGAAGTAAAAGATAAGATCCCCCCTAACCCCCCAAGGGGAAAGGAGCCAAAAAAATCTTATCCGTATCCTGAACAGCTCAATGCCGAAGCCTGGGATGAGTGGAAGGCCTACAGGTCAGAAATGCGGTTTAAAGCCTACGCGCCAACTGAACGGAGCGAGGGGGCAGCAATCACCGAACTGATTAACCTGTCTGGCGGAAACCACACACGGCAGATGCAGATCGTGAAGCAGAGCATGGCGAAGGGTTGGAAAGGGCTGTTCGAGCTGAAAGGCGGCTCTGGGCAGCGAGATGTGAACACCATATCCCGTCCGGATACCGAGATCCCGCCGGGATTCAGGGGCGGACCGGCACCCTGATAGCCAGCGCAGCGCAGAAGCGCGTTTTTTTACGCCTTAATGTTTACCAAAAAGGTAATAAAATATGCGCAAGACTATTGATATTGATCCGTTTATGGTTATAAATTACCAATAAGGTAAAAATCATGCGAAAGACACTACAGGCACTTGGCCGGCTTAAAGCGGGCCAGATGAACAAAACCGAAACGGCGTACTGCCAGAACCTTGAGCTGCGCAAGCGCTACGGGGAAATCGCCTGGTACCGGTTCGAAGGCATCAAGCTGCGTCTGGCTGACAACACGTTCTACACGCCTGACTTCGCCGTGATGCTGGCAAACGGCCAGATGGAATTGCATGAGGTGAAAGGGTTCTGGACTGACGATGCCAGGGTGAAAACCAAAGTCGCCGCCGACCAGTACCCATTCCGGATCATCGGAGTAACGAAGCTCCCGGCAAAAGCCGGCGGCGGGTGGAAGGTCGAAGAGTTCTAAAACAACGATCTTCATTGATATCAATTGAATCAATAAGTTAAACGGGTAAGCGGGGGTAAGTATGGATTTTGATTTCGTGAATTACAGCCGGCGTTCTCGGCTGCTGTTCGTGATGGTGGCAAACATCATTGGGTGGGTGGCAATCGTCGGCATCC